TTCAAACGAACATTTTCTAAAAATTCATGGTAATCAGGAATTGCATCAAAGTCAAGATTTTGGATAGTAGTCAACAGTCCAAACCAAAAATCTGAGTTGTGGTACTCAACGCCAACAACTCTATGATAGACAGTATGGAACTCGCTAGGCCGACCAGAGATCAGTGACTGAATCTCGAGATTAATGCTAAAGATGGTAGAAATTTCGTTATCCACCAATTCCTCAGCTTTAGCGAGACACAATCTCCAATCGCTAATACAAGAAGGTCGAATTCTATTTTGTGCTTCACAATATCTGGTATCATAACCGACAGACAACTTCATGCGGGCAGCTTCAATTTTCTTCTGAATCTCTTTCAATTCTTCAAATTCAAACTGCTTTAAGACACCAAACGTTCCAAGAAAAGCGACAATTCCAAATAAAAGTAAAAAGTAAATACTGAGATGAGGAGCATTTTCTCCAGCTTCACCATAAGCACATGCAATATTCCATAGCATGTGAAGGAGAACGCCAACATCTTTTCTCTGAGTGGAAGCCCACCAATGGAGGAATATCCGGGGAACACACCAAATAGTAAAAATTGTTCCCTTTTCAATGCTCTCATAGACACCAAAGAGATAACCACAAAGTGGATGTAGCCTCTTAAAACCCTCCTCATTAACAGGTGCAATGAAGATGGCATAGAATACAAACATCCAAGGAAAAACAGACTCCTCTTTTGCTTCATACCATTGACATACCTCAGAACTCGGAAGAAACTCTTCAGGTTCGATGATTTCATCATCAAAACAATTTCCCGAGACAACTGAATCAAAGGTCTCTTGCCAAGACGCCCAAAAGCGTGGAGGCATGAAAATCCGTAATTCAGGATTTCGTTCAATGATATCAACAAAGACTGCGTGCATCTTATTGTAAGTTTCCTCTCCATGAAGAGAATACTCACGATTTGCAACCTCGATGATTTGGGCCATTTGCTCTTCTTCACAAAGAACTTTCGATTTAGTAACAGTCGAAAGACTCTTAATGAGCGAATCTCTGGAAAGGGGGGCAACAACCTTATCTTGCACAACAGAAAAAGTGCGCTTCAAATACTCAACGGAATCTCCGCGAACGTAAGGGACACTATCAGATGTCTTGTCAGCCATCGTGTAAGTGATCCCTACATCACCAAGGATCTTCTGGATGAGTGTGTGATCAAAGCGGATAGGATATCGAACTGCCATAATGTTATCGTCGCCAGTGAAATTAGCAGCCACAAATTTGTTAAAAGAACTAGCAGGAAGACCAGTTCCAATTACAAACGCATAGCGCATATCAATCATATTGACAACACAATTCAGAATGAGTGTAAGAAAATGCCCTGAACAGTTAGAACCATAAATTTGTGCAATATCTCCGTTGAAGTTAACATAGGGATGAATTAGATCGTTGTTCAAACCTGCCGCTATTTGCAACCACTCCCGAGAAAAATTTCCCGAACGGATAAGCAGATTGCGACAAACTGACAATCCCAGAAACATACGAATAGCACACATCTCACAATCAAAGCCAGAGAAATCTCCAGCAATACATCGGTCGACAAAAGTCCCAAATTTATTCAAAAAGATAAACAAAGCTTCCCAATCTGAATAACAATTCAAACCTGCTCCAATTCCAGTTCCAATGTTATTTTCCATCAAGGCAGCACAAAGATGTCCGTAGACCATCTTCTGCAAAATGATGAAATACATCGAAACGGAGGTGAAGAAACGGGTCTTGTAGCTTTCTATCTTGGATACTGGCAGAGCTTCATCTTTCAAACATCCATCGAAAACAACACCACCTCGTTCAAATCTCATATACCGGGCTTTTAAATCATCCATAGCTTCAACAATTTGTGGAAGCAAAGACACTCTCTGATTTCCATCAGGTTCAGTCATATGAGCAGACTTTTTCCCAACTAAATCAAGACCAGCAGATGTATTACGAGGTAGCTTATCGACAAAACGCTTTCCAGGAATACCATTAACAGCATCATCTAGTGACAACAAAGTTATAGATTTCAAATCAATTTGACTTGCAAGATCATTCTCAACAGCATCAGCACATTGTTTCATGATCTCAGGGTCTCGAATCGATTTGTTCTTCCCTCGCTTTGCTGCGGCATGAATCATAGGATGTTTATATACCCCCTCATGAAAACCACCTTTCATCTTTGGAGCACCATATTGAGGAATCTCTCCTAAATGTGCCACTAGATC